CAGAGTTTCCTTCGATTGGTACGTTTATAGCATGAATTGGAAAGAAGAAGCACTTGTTCATGCGAAAGACCAAGATCCAAAAGAATCTTGTGGTTTGTTATTAAATATTCGAGGAAAAGAAAGATACTATCCTTGTCGTAATCTTTCAATGACAGATCATCAATGTTTTATTATCGACCCAGAAGATTATGTAAAAGCAGATAATACTGGAGAAATAACAGCCGTTGTTCATAGCCACCCTATAACACCACCTACACCTAGTCAGGCAGATCAGATTAGTTGTGAGCAAAGCAATCTTCCGTGGCATATCGTTAATCCTAAAACAGAAGCATGGGGTTATTGTGAACCTTGTGGATATAAACCACCTCTACTTGGCAGACCCTGGGTATGGGGTGTTACTGATTGTTGGAGTTTGGTAAGAGACTGGTATAAAGAAGAAAAAAATACTGATTTAAAAGATTGGGATAGACCTACAACACCAGAAGAATTTATATTGAACCCAATGTTTGAAAGATGTGCTTGGAGAACTGGTTTTAGAGAACTCAGACCAAATGAAAAAGCTGTAAATGGCGATCTTTTATTTATGTCTATTGGATCTGCTGGTTTAAATCATGTAGCTATTTTTTTAGATGGAGATGTTTTACATCATTTAACCGATAGACTATCTTGTAGAGAGCCTTATTCTCAATGGTTATTAAAATGCACAGGAGGGAGGTATCGTTATGTTGCGTAAATTAAAGTTATATGGCGAACTTGCTGAATTTATAGGGCATAAAGAATTTGAAATACAGGTAGATAGTCTTGCAAAAGCAGTTAGTTTTCTTGTTAATAATTTTCCGCAAGTCGAAAAATATATGAATCCTCAATATTATCAAGTAAAAGTTGGTAATTATACGATCTCAAAAGAAGAAATACATTATCCAATAGGACAAGAAGATATACATATTGTTCCTGTTATTGGTGGTGCAGGAAGAGGAGCAGGAAGAATTTTAGCTGGTGCTGCATTAATTGGTGTAGCTCTTATTAATCCATTTGGAACAGCAGCGATTGGAACTTTTGGTGGTACTCCTTTATTAGTTTCTCAAGCTGTTGGATTTGTTGGAGCTTCTTTAGTGTTATCTGGTGTAAGTGAAATGTTATTTCCTTTACCTAAACCACAAGAATTTAAGTCAGAACAAGATCCTAGAATATCATTTGGGTTTTCTGGTACGCAAAATACATCACGGGCTGGAACTCCTGTTCCAATAGTTTATGGAGAAATAATTACAGGATCAGTTGTTATAAGTGGTGCTGTTGATACTCAGCAGGTACAAGCATGACAAAACCTAAAGGTATTCGAGGTTCTGGAGGTAGAAGAAGTCCTCCTACTCCACCCCAACCAACTAGAGCACCTGATACTTTACATAGTAGGCAGTTTGCTACTTTCCTTGATCTCATTTCTGAAGGAGAGATAGAGGGTTTTGCTTCTGCATCAAAAGAAGGTAGGACTCAAGGAACTACTGCATATAACAATGCTGCATTAAAAGATGTATTTTTAAACGATACTCCTGTCTTAAAATCAACTGCTGACTCTACTAATCCAGCTACAACTGATTTTAATTTTCAAGATGTAACATTTAATCCTAGATTTGGAACGTCAGGTCAAACAAAAGTTGAAGGTATTGAAAGTAGTGCATCTACAACAGCAGTAGGTGTAACTGTTACTCAATCTTCCCCTGTTACAAGACAAATAACAAATTCAAATGTTGATGCGGTAAACGTAACTATAACCTTTCCACAATTACAAAGGGCAACAGATCAAGGAGACTTGTTAGGTTCTTCTGTTCAGTTAAAAATTGCAGTTCAATATAACTCAGGTGGTTTTACCGATGTTATTGATGACACTATCACAGGTCGAACTGCTGATGCGTACCAAAGGGATTACAGAGTCAACCTTACAGGTGCTTTTCCTGCTGATATAAGAGTTACTAGAGTGACGGCTGATAGTTCGGATTCAAGTCTTATTGATGCTTTTACATGGACAAGTTTTGGAGAAATAATTGATGATTCTAATACTTATGCCAATAGTGCTTATGCTTCTCTCAGATTGGATTCTATGCAGTTCCAATCAATACCAACAAGAAAATTTAGGGTTAGAGGGATAAAGGTAAGGATTCCTGGTGCTGGTGCTAGTGGATCTGGTACTCCTACAGTTGATGCTAATACTGGTCGTATTATTTATCCTGATGGATATATTTTCAATGGAGTTATGGGTGCTGCCCAATGGTGCTCATGCCCAAGCATGGTGTTACTGGACTTACTTTTAGACACACGCTATGGATTTGGCAATCATATAACAGAAAGTTCTCTTGATCTTTTCTCTTTTGTCACTGCCAGTAAGTTTGCAAACACATTGGTATCAGATGGATTTGGAGGACAAGAAGCTAGATTTAGTTGTAATGTAAATATTCAATCTTCAAGTCAAGCGTTTGATTTAATAAATGAACTTGCTGGTGTAATGAGATGTATGCCGATATGGGCTGCTGGTAGTATTCAACTTGCACAAGATAGTCCAAAAGACGCAAGTTATTTATTTAACCTTGCGAATGTTACATCTGAAGGATTTAGTTACTCAGGAAGTGGATTAAAAACAAGAAATACTGTAATTTCTGTTTCTTACTTCAATATGGATAGTAGAGAGATAGATTACGAAGTTTATGAAGATACCGCTTCGATAGCTAAATTTGGAGTAATTATCAAGCAAGTGAAAGGATTTGCCTGTACGTCAAGAGGTCAGGCTAGGAGATTAGCAAAAGCTATTTTATTTGCTGAACAAAATGAAAGTGAAATTGTTACTTTTGCAACTTCTATAGATTCTGGTGTTGTTGTAAGACCTGGTGCTGTTATTGATATTGCTGATCCTGTTCGTTCTGGTGTTAGGAGA